TCCTTAGTTGTAAAGGTTTGTTTAAAAAGATTAGTCCATCCTAGTACTGCCAGTATTGATATTATTATTATAGTCATTTGTTTTGTTTTCTTAATTTGTTGTAAATGCTTTCCATTCGTTCCTTTGCTGTGGCTCTATGTATTCCTGTATGGTCTGAGAATAGTTTTATAGATAGGTTTCTTTTAACTATCTCCTCTACCCAAATACGCTCCATTTCATCCAGTTGTTTTACTTGCTCTAAATATTCTTTGTAAACATTCTCACTAATATACGGAATGTCTTTCAATTTTAAGTAGTCAAGTTCTGTAGATTCCTGCAAAACATTGTCAAAGTGCAAACGGTTAAATTCAGAACCCGACAAGTGAAACATCTTATAAGCTACCACGAAAATAAACCCATCTATCTTATTTAGGTTGCTAGGTAGCTCATTAGTCAAAAAATATATATTAACCTCCTGAGATAAGTCTTTCCAAATGTCAGAATGTTTGCAGATATTCTTACAAGCTGTTTCTATTACTTGCTGTTTCTCTTTTAGGAATGCTTCGTTCACGTTTGCAAATATAGTATTTTTTTTTGTTTAATATTTTTGATAACGTAATTACTATATTTAGGTTTCTTATACTTCATTCTTTTTTATTAAAATATCTTCTAATTAAATAACCCCTCAATACACTAGCAATAAAAAAAACAAAAGTAATTATTACATTTTGCGATATGGTTACTGTAATGTTTAACAAAGGGTATATTATTATTTGAATAATAAAAGAGGTAACTAACCCTATTACGGTATTAGCTACGCTCTCTATTATACTGTACTTCTTAGATTGCATTAAATTATTTCTAGCTGCTTAGCTTCATCCTTAAACCTTTCTTTAGTTAAAGATAAATTTATTTTAGCTTGTTTAAAATAGCTATCTTTTAACTCTATACCTATTGCCTTTCTACCTAAAGATACTGGACTATAAACCTCACTACCTACTCCCATAAATGGAGTAAGAACTACCTCTCCTTTATTACTGTACATTTCTATTATCCTGTCTATAACGTCTAACTGTAATGGGTGTACGTGTTTTTCGTCATCCTCCTCTCTTGAATCTCTAAAAGGCAATACGTTATCTATTCTTATATCATCCCATACAGAAGATGCGTAACGCTGCCAAATGTAATGACTCAATTTATTACTCTTTGGGTCTTTATGGTCTATAAAGGTTTTATTTAAGTGACTCCATAATTCATCCTCGTTTAAGTCAGATTTATTAGCGTTATTCCATGCTCTTAAAATATTTGGTAATATTGGTATCTCTCCAAAGTATTTTTTTAATCCGTTAGGATGTGTTACTGGCACTTTGTTTTCTCCTTTTTTTGTGAATATCAAAACATAATCAGGCATAGCAGTAAAGCACTTTGTAGAATCTTCTACTATAAATTTGTGCATTAAACTTTGTACCATTGTTCTCATTCTAACTTTCAAAGGTTCTTTCCATATTGTTATACGATTTCTGTACTCAAAGCCATATTTAGTATGTAGTCTTATTATCTCATTTGGAAAGTCCCAAAGCCTACAAGTGTTATCGAATACATCTGTACAATGGACAGCAGTAATACGACCTTTCTTTGTTACTCTCGCCATTTCTTTAATTAAGTATTCGTACTGTTCTAAAAATTGCTCTTTACTTTCGCAGTTACTAAAGTCATTCTCGCTACTTGAATAATTATATAATCCTGCAAATGGAGGAGAATAAACAGAAAGGTCTATACTTTCATCTTCTAAAGTTGGCATTACAGACATACAGTCACCATTATAAATAGCGTATTCATCTGTTACTAGTTGGTCTTTTACATTGTTTTTCATAGTTATATAAATTTTGGTTTAATTATTTCTTTGTTAAATTCTTTGTTTTTATCTTCAAATACTTGGTTAACATTCTTTGTTAAATTCTCGTATAAGTCTATTGCTTTTTGTGTCTTTTGTTTAAGAGCTTCTAGTACTCTGGTTTGTCCATCTGAAATAACCATATCAATAGTTACCTCGTTTTTTTGTCCAAATCTCCAAAACCTTCTAATAGCTTGGTAATACTGTTCGTAGGAATATGTAGGGAAGAATACAGAATGATTGCAATGCTGCCAATTTAAACCCATTCCAGTCATTTTAGCCTTAGTTATAATTCTTTTAATATCTCCATTCGCAAAGTCTAAAAGTATTTTTTCCTTTTTTTCTATTGACATACTACCCAGTATCTCTACAGCTTCGGAGTCTAGTTGTTTTATTAAGCTGCTTTCGTCGTTTAGGTTTACCCAGTATACAGATGTTTTACCCTTAGCTAATTCTACAGCTTTTTTACATCTATCCTCTATAGTTTGCTTTTGCTCATGTCTAACCTCTTGAAAACTTTTAGCTATTACATTAAACATTTGTACCTGTCCTTTACAATCTAATAAAGATGTATTTTTAATTATATGAGTATTGTTTATTAGTTTTGGTAGGTTATACCTTTCGTTACTATATCCAATATCGCTAGGCATTTTTATCATTATACTCCATTGGTTAACCCATGCAAAAAAAGATATTTCAGCGTGTGGCTTTAAATAATACTTTTCTCCTATTTGCCTTTTTTGCTTAGCTATACTTCCTTGATTGTTTTTAAAAAACTTTCCTAGCATATCCATATAACCCATATAACCTAAAGCCTCAGAGCTAGTACCTAATTCTATAAAATCGTTAGGACTAGGTGTAGCTGTTGAAAGTAATCTATAAGGTAACTTTTTAACAAATGAGGTTATTTGGTTTTTAATTTTACCATCAAAGTTTTTAAGTATTGAACTTTCATCTAATACTACCCCTTTAAAATCTTCACTATTAAAATAGTGTAGCCTTTCATAATTACAAATAACTATACTCTTTGTGTGGTTTCCATCCTTTGAATATTCAATATCTGTTATACCCATCTTTTCGGCTTCTAAAATAAACTGAAAAGCTACAGCTAAAGGAGTTAATATTAATACCTTTCCTTTTGTGTGGTTTACTACATTTTGAGCTAAGGCTAATTGAATTAAAGTTTTACCTAATCCAGTATCGGCAAATACAGCTATACGTCCTTTGTTAACGGCTCGTGTTATTATTTCTCTTTGAAAGTCAAAAGCCATATCTGGCATATAGTTAGGTTCAAACCCAAAGCTACCTAATAGATGTTTTTTGCTTTTAACAAATTCTTCGTAATTCATTTCGTTCATAGTTTTAATTTTAGTTTATATCTGCAATTTTAAATAGAATATTTTACTCTACCTAATTTTTTTTAATATTAAATATTTCTTTTTGCAGTTCCTCTAGTAATAGATCCTTTTCAAACTTCATAAACTTAGCTGTAGAGTTAGCTTTTAACTTTAGGTTGTCTATAAATTCTATACTCCTTTTAGTTTTTAGCCAGTCAATAAATTCTAAAGGGGTTTTATGAGCTGAAAAGCCACTACTAAAAACGTGATGCGCTACACATAAACAAATTCCATTATTTACATCCCACCTCGTACTCCTTTTTGACCTGCTATAAATGTGGTGTGAGTTTAAGTGTGTTTCCTTTCCACAGTATTCACATTTATTTCCTGCTCTTAGTTTAACCAGTAAGCTCCAAGCATCGTCTAATTTTTTATCTATTCCTTTTGCCATATCTAATTTAATTGGTCTTTAATATAAGTGATGTATTTCTCTGTGTACTTTTGGTAGAACTCAGCAAACTGTTCCTTAGTTGGTTCTTTACCTATCTTCTGTTTACAGTAAAGATACAACACATTTCTAAGTCTTTCGCTCTGAGTCTTACCATTCGGTTTGTCTAGTACTACTTTATCAATCTGAGTTATTTCATCTGTAGAAAGTCCTTCGCTTTGTTTAAAGTATAATACTCCAGAGCTGTCTAGTAGTCTATCTACTTCCATTAGTTCGTTACTGGATTGCTCTAGGCTTGTGATAAAAGATATTTTTAAGCTCTTGTCTTTTCGCCTTGTTACACCATCTAGTGTACATTGTTTTAATAGTTTCATGTTGTTTTGTTTTTATGTAGTTCAATATATTCAGTTATGTTGTTTGTTCTTTGGTCTGCTAAGTTTGCTCTAGTCCTTAGTTTACTGTTCTCTACAGACAGTTTGTATATCTGAGAATCTTTGTTTTTTAATTCTTTGCTATACATTATGCTCAAGTCATATAGTTTATTAATCTGTTCTAAGGCACTTTTAAGCGTGTGTAACGTATCTTTAGTTTGTTTTGATAGGGTAACACCCTTTAGCGCATCTTCTTTGCTTAGAGGCGTTATATACGCTCCATTCTTTTCTAGCACCCTTTCAATAAGAATGTTTAATTCTAGTTTTGTTGTTAGCTGCTCTAGTGTCATATCTTAAATTCTTCTTCTTCCATGTAACCGTTTAGCCAGTCCTCGTCTTTTGTTGGCTTAGGTTCTATAGTGTGGTTAATGTCAAATGCTTTATTTGGTTTTAATTCTATTTGTTTTGGCTCTATTACAGGCAAATCGCTTAATGGGTTCTTTGCATTGGGGGGTATAATATTATAATCTGTTTGACGAATATAACAATTAAAACTTAAGCCTCCTTTATCCATGTGAAAAATTACAGGGTTTTTTAAAAATGTAGGTGTACCTCCTGACTCATTCTCTTTTATTTTTTTAACATGAATTTCTGTTTTCATCCATTCCGATTCGTGCTGAGTCATTCTGTGAATTACGATGAAATCATCGCTACGATTTACCCACTTGCCGCCACCTTCAATATCACTACTATTTAAACAAATAGGAAAGGATTCAAAGTCATGTCCTTTTGGATAAACCTTTCTAAGAGCCTCTGTATTACCATGCGCCAAAAGGTAAATACTTTTATTATTTTGCTTACAGAACATTCTAAACTCACTAGCTACTGCATAGTCGCGCTCGTGGCTATTGCCTTTTATATCTTCGCAAGTTGCTAAACTATTGTAAGGGTCTATAACCAAAGCATCAAAGTACTGGCAATCTTCTAAAGCTGCTTTAAACACATCTCTAAAGTTCATAAACCTTTTATTAATTCTGTAGAACTGCTCAAAGTCTATAAATTTAAAATGCTCGCCTATCCAGTTAAAGTGATATTCGTACTGCTGCTCGTCTAAATCTTTAAGTTGTTTACCTGAATGTAATTGTATTAAATCTCTTTTGATTCCTCCTGTGCTATTCTCAGCACTAAAGATTAAAAACTTTTTGCTATGCTTTACAGCTAAACATAAATAATAGTAGAGTATGAATTTAGTCTTTCCTACATTCGCATGACCTGCCATTACGTTAAAAGTACCTTGCTTGTATCTTAAATGGTTATCTAATGGGCAACCTATTTCTAAACCTAGTTTAAAACTTCCATCCCTAATAGAATCTAAATATTGTTTACCTGAGTTGTTTTCTAAAATCATGCTAGGTAGTCTTTAGGGTGTATAATTAATTTCTGTTTTGGCTTAGGGTATTCTTTAGCTAACCATTTCTTAGCTGTAAGGTATAAAGATGTATAGCTTTTATTCTTAGCATAGTTTTCTATAGCATCTAAAATATAGTCTATTTGTTTCTTTGTGTATTCCTTGTCTAGTTTTCTTACGTCCTCAACAGTTATACTCAAGTGTTTAAAACTGCGATACACTAACTTCTTTTCTTTCTTTACATTCTTGTTAGTTGTTATCGGTTTGTTATCCGTTTGTTGCTCGTCTGTTAATTTGCTTGTTACTACTTGGTAATCTTTGTACTTAACTATTTGTATTATAGTACCTTGCGAGGTTGAAACGCTTGTTATTTCGCTTGTTGATTTTAGCTTGTTTATTGCTGTCCTTATTTTTTGGGTGCTAAGGTTTAGCTCTTTTGCTAGTTTATCGTAGCCAGTCATTACTTGACCTTCTTTTATATTAACTCCCCTGTAGTTTCTAGGCTTATGATTAGCCTTTAAAAGTAAGTGTAGAAATAACCTTAGTGTATTTGGTTCATCGTACCACTCCCATTCTAGAATCTGTCTGTGTATTTTAATCCATCCGTTACTCATTTTTTCTGCATAAAAAAAGACCTATAGGTTTGTTGATGCAGCAACTCCCCTATAAGCCTTAGATATTAGTATTCTATGAATAGTAGTTACTTCTGCATTTAACCACTATATACCTATTGTAATATTTTTATTTAGTTGTACAAATATAAGCTATTTTATTTTATATCCGTTGCTTAAAAATAAATCTATTACCTTCCTAAAAGGGTAAGTCATCTTCTGCCTCAGTCTGTACAGTCGCTTTCGCTGGAGTCTGTGAATCGTCCTTTGTGCATCTCCAACTCTGTAGAGTAGTGAAGTACTTTCCTTGCCATTCATTTGTTGATACATTAAATTTTACGCTTACTTTATCGCCTACAGTATTATACTTTCTAAACTGCTCTACTTTGTCCTGAGAGAATACCTCAAAAGCATATAGGTTATTGTAAGTTTTTTCTGTGGTTACTAAATAGATTAGCTTCTGCCATGGTGCGCCATCCTTTCCAGTTTTTGTTTCTGTTTCTCCTATCTTAGTGATAGTTCCTTTTACTTCTAAATCCATAATTTAATTTTTATTGGTTACAAATATAGTAATTTTTATCTATATAATTCCATTAGTTTAGTACATAGTTCATTGTGATAGTTCCTGTATTCTTTATCTACTTCTATTACTCCTTTTATTTTATTGATTGAGTGGATAGCTGTAGCATGGTCTAAGTCGAATACATTGCCTATTTCATGCAGGGTTATTCTGTGAACTTCTCGCCTTAAGAAATAAGCTGTAAATTGTTTAGCTCTTATTAATTCAGCCTTTCTACTCTTTACTTTTATCTGTTCTAGTGGCACATCAAAATAAGCAAATACTATCCTGCATATATTCTCAATATGCTTGTCGTGATTCAAATACATTTGTTTATGTTTTCTATAGACTTCCTCGTCTATTGTTTTAAGGTAGCTCTTGACTCCTTTATCTGTTAAGTAGTGTGCTTGGTACATAAGTAAATAAGTTTATATCTGTGTCGATTAATA